TTGGCAGCGGTGAGGTTAATCCTGTCGAGTTTGACGGTGCAATTGTGTTTTTGACAAAGACAAAGGGTGCAATTAGAGAGTTTATTTTCTCTGACATAAGCCAAGCATATAACTCTGATTCTATTACTATTCTGTCTCAGCACCTTATTGGCACACCTACAGACATCAGTGCTCAACGTGAAGCATCGGATCAGGTAGAGAGCTATCTCTATTCTGTAAACACTGATGGTAACATTGCTATCTTTACCAGTATTCGTAAGGAAAAGCTGCAAGGATGGACTCTGTATGAAACAGAGGGTTCATTCAAGAACATCGTGAATGTTAACCGTAGGGTGTATGTAATTTGTGAGAGAGAGATAAACGGTTCTACTCTTACTACATTAGAGTTACTGGACAACGGTTATCATCTGGACAGTGCCTACAAAGACACAGATGCTACGGCAAAGACAAACTGGCAGATAGCGCATTTGCCTAATACTCTTGTTCATGTAAAGTCTGGCAATTACAGCCTTGGCTCATACACAACAGATGGAACAGGCAATCTGACTCTTAACGCTGCTGTTACTGAAGTCGAGATTGGTATTAACTATATTCCTGTGTTAACTACACTGCCTCCTGAGTTTCAGCTGCAAGACGGTATTTCTTTTGGTCAGAAGCGGCGCATTGTAAGAGCCGTTCTTGATTTAAATGAAACACTTGATGTAAAAGCAAAAGGAACAAGGGTTATTATCAGGCGTGTTACAAGTAACTTTGCCAATCCACCTGATGCTATTACAGCTCGTAAGGAGATATATTTCCTTGGGTGGTCAAATGATGGTACTGTTACCGTTACACAAGACGAGCCATTACCTATTGGTTTGAATGGCATATTGCTTGAGGTAGAAGTATAATGGGTATGGGATTACAAGTTGTCGGCATTATTGCTGGCCTAGCTGCTGCTCAACAGCAAAGAAAAGCTTATGAGCTAGAAGCTCAGTCATACAAAGAACAGGCTGATTTAGCAAAGATTCAAGCTGGTCAGCAAGAGATCGAGCGTAATAGAAAGCTGCGTATTCAGCTTGCTGCGCTTGGGACTGCTATGTCGTCTCAGGGTGTAGCACTTGGAACATCCCCATCTGTATTGGCTTTGGAAACAGATGAGATACAAGTAGCAAAGAATGATATTGCCAGCATTAGGCTAATGGGCATGTCTACTAGAAGGAAGTTTGAGCTTAGTGCTGCGGGGTCTAAAGCTGGCGCATCAGCAGCAACAATGGGTGGCTTTGCAAAAGCTGCCGGAGGTGTTTACAGCACGTTTTATAAACCAGTGGGTACAGCATAATGGCATATAAAAAGACAGGTGGTAGAAGTGTAACTGTGCAACCAACTGGTATGCCTGACCTTAGTGGTTTCTTTGAATCTGCTCGTCAATTAGAGCAAGTAGGAAACCTAGCAAGCTCTATTGGCACTGATATTCGCAAACGTGAATACAATGATTTGCTTCGTGAGGCCGAGATTGATGGGGAGACTGCTGGTGCTGTCTATAAAAAAGACAAGAATGGTCAAATGGTTTTGCAGCCACTTGTCAATTTTGATTATGGCAAAGCAACTCAGACATATAGTGAGAGTGACCAAAAGAATATTATTAATGCCTATAAAAAGTCAGCAACAAGAACATATGTTTCTGCTGCATCTAACGATATTAGCCTAGCTGCACAAAATGCTTTAGATCAAAATCCTGATGATCCTAGTGGAGTTAGAGGTGCGTTAGAAGGTTATCTTGATGGCCTTTCTGAGCTAGACCCTCAGGTTAGAGCTGCGTTAACCCCTAAAGCTGTACAAGCATTTGGTATTGCTGAAAACAGAGCATTGGCTTTGCAGCAAAAGAATGTAAGGCAAAATTCTATTTTTCAGAACGAAACTGCATATAAGTTTCTTTCAGAAGAAAAAGGCAAGCTTATTGCGTCTCTGCAAAACGCAGACCTTGAAATGCAAGATGCTGTTTTTAAAAGAATTAATGAAATTCAAAATGAGCAAGACCAGATTTTTGAAAGTTTAAGCCTTAATGAAGTTACAGAGTTAGGTTTAACTAAACTAAGAGATATAGACAGAACAGTTGTTGCTGGTCGTGTTGGTCAAACTCTTGTTAAAAAAGTGTACGCATCTGAAGGGGCTGAAGCTGCGTATCAGACCTTGCTTAATATTGTTAATGAGTCGCAGCAAAATCCAAATGTTGACTCAGAAGCTGTGGGCAAGATAGGTGCTGAGACATTAACGTCTCTTGAAAAAGCAGCAGCGTTTGCTAAAAAAGAAGCAACAGAAATGAAGTCAGCTTTATATGGCGATCTTACTTTTGACATTATTGTTAATGGTGCTGATGTTGCTAGTATGATTCTCGACCCAAACAACGACATACATAAGCTTGATAAGGCTCAACAAGGTGCTTTGTTGCAAGTTTCTGAAGGGTATAAGCAACAAAAAGCAAGTGCTATATCAGCTGCCAATGATGCTATATATAAGGCACATTTGGCAGTTATTAAGTCTCCACAGTTGCATAGTCCAGATCAGGTTAGAGCAAGTCTTTCTTCTATTAACGATATGGTCAGCAGAGGTGATCTTGGAACCGTTAACAGAATAGATGCTCAAACTGCATTTTTAGAATCAGTTGGTTATTTTAAACAAGGTGAAGCTAAAAAAATAGGATCTCAGCTTCAGGTGGAGCTAGGTCCTATGAGCACATATCTCATGGAGCCAGCATATTATTTATTAGAAGAAAATATACAAAGGCTTGAAGAAGCGGGAGTAATTGGTAAGGGTTCTCACTTTGCCACAAGAAAAGAATACATCAATAATGTAGAAGCCTATCAAAAGAATTACAATGAAAGACGAGACAAATACGATCTTGCTGTTAAAGCAGAGTCAAAATTAAGGACAGGCCAAAAGCTTTCATCAAAAGAAGAATCAGCACATAACGAAGTTTTTAACTTTAACAAGGTTAGGGTTAAGGATCAAAATGGTGCGGATGTTCTTGCTGATATAAATCTTATGAGTGAAGATCAAGCGGTTCAAGCAGCTAGCATGAACGCTGTGGCTGCATTTGCAGTAACCACAAAAGGATCTGCTCATTCTGCGTTCAAGTCTATAGTAGATACAATAATGTTTAGACCAGAAAATGCGGATGTAGCTGTTCGCACTATGGGTCAGGTTATGTCAGCGTTGCGTAATGCCTATAAAGGCGAGTCATTTGAAAACATTGAAGCTCAGTTTTACAGCAATCTAGACACTGAAAGCGTTGTGTTTTTAAGAATGGCATCTAAGCTTGGCGTTGAAAACACTGTTAACATGTTTTCTAATTTTGAAACGCAAAACATGAACAGAAGTGTAAATGATTATTTGAATACTAATGGAATAACAGCAGATGAAGATTCATTCTTTATCGAAACATTTAAAGATTCTATAAACGAAGTAAACTTCTGGTCTTTAATGACTCCTGTTATTGATAAAGAGTACGCTGATATGTATCGTGAAATGGCTTCTAACGCTGGGTTAAGCAATACAGTTGGAACAGTACTACAAGACCCATATATAAAGGATTATTTAAAGAAGTCTTGGTATGCTAAGATATTGCCATTTAAAGGAACTCATAATCCTAAAGCTGCTATGCACCTTACAATTAAGGAGCTTGGCAAACGTGTTGGGCTTGAGGTTAATCCTGTCTCTGGAAAGCCTGAGTTAGTTACAAGCCCTATATTAAGGCAAGCTCAAGCGACTGTTCCTAATTATGCTGGCGTTACCCTTACTATGAATGATGTAAGAGGTGACTTCATTGATAGGTTTAAAGCTGTTGGGGGTATGGTAGATAAGTCTATCATTGATGGCCTTAACGATGTTGTTGATGTTGGCCCTAAAGCTCCGGTTCAGGGAATGTTTGGTGCTGATCTTAAAGGAACACATACCTTACATTTCTTCCCTAATGAATCTTATGGTGGGACACAAACATACACAGTCGCTCTTAGATCAGGCACTGGTAAGCTAGTTCCACTTAGTAATAACTATGCTTACAATTTTCAAAGCTCTTTGGCTTACAAAGACACGTTTCCAAAAGTTATTGAGAAGCTTAGAACACAACGTGCAAAGGATGTGTTTAATACAGTTGGGCTATTTGACCCTGCGTTTGTTCAAAACACATTTGAGAATATTGAGAACGTAAGATCAGACACATCTCTGTTGCCTTTAATTAACGGATATAATGAGTTTGTATCTGGTTTTGGTGGGGATGCAATTGATCCTAGCACACTGACAAAGGCAGAGGTTGACGACTTTTTCTTAGCTCTTAAAGAATTAAGGTTTTAGCAATGAGCAACATTGATTGGGATTTTATTGGTAAGCTTGAAGGCAAGCGTAAGCTAAAAGGCTACGTTCCTGATGCCAAAAACTCAGACTCAGGCGTTACTATTGCTACTGGGTTTGATCTTGGTGCTAGAAAGCTTTCTGATCTTGCTGGTCTTCCTCAGGATATAATAGATGTTATAACGCCTTATCTTGGAATTAAAGGCGCAGAAGCGGCTGAAAAAGCAAAGGGTCTTAAGATTGACGATTCTCAAGCAAAGATTATTGATGAGTTCTCACACAAAGAATCATATGACAGACTTAGCAGCAAATGGGAAGCTGAAACTGGCACTTCGTTTTCTGAGCTACCTGAACACCAAGCAACTGTTATTGCATCTGTTGCTTTTCAATATGGTGATTTGGCTTCTCGTACTCCTAATTTCTGGAAACAGGTAACTAGTGGAGACTGGGACGGTGCTGTAAGCAATTTGCGTAACTTTGGTGATCGTTACGAAACACGTCGCAAAAAAGAAGCTGAATATTTTCAAAAAAAAAGACTTGATTTCACCTTGAGCAAAACAGCACCAGAAAACGCACCGTCACGTCAGTTAAGCAACGAAGAGCTTGTCAAGAAAGTACAGGGTCAGATTGCTGCGTCTAGAGAACCTCAAACAGCCCCCACCACTGTCGGTGAGGAAGTTGATTTTGAAGCACCACAAATGGAATTTGAGCAAGACTCTTTTGTTGCTGATGCTCCTATTGAATCCCCAGTTACATTAAATACTGTTACTGATGATTTGCCTGATACTGTTGAGACTGATCCTGTTGTGTCTCCAACAAAGTCAAATGAGAATCTTCCAACAAGAAGCTCGATGGAACAGTCTTATACAAGTTTGTATGGCAAACCTAACACTCAGTATGGAGAGTACATACCATCTCAGTTAGGCAATGATGATGCTTATGATTATGGTGTGTTTGATGATAGCTTTACATCTGTATGGGGCGCAGCCTTTAGACAGCATAACTTTTTGCCATCTTTACAGAGACTCGTAAAGTCAACTGATTCTCAGTATCAGCCTGAGGATGGATATGATCCATTTCAGGACAAGAGCCTAATTAGAGAGCTTGGTGGAAAAGACGGTCTTTGGCGTTTTATGCACAGCCAAAGCCATGCTGAATCTATGTTAAAGCTGGAGAACTTTAAGGAAGACGCAGAAGATATGGCGTTGCTTGCTGCGACAGCATCAGGCCCAGCACAATTAGTAGCTACTCTAGCTACCCCTACTACATTTGCGCCGTTAGCTCCCATTAAGGTTTTAAACTCAGCATCAAAAACAAGAAGGTTTGTTGGTGGTACTGCGTTTACGGCAGCTATACTTGCGCCAGAAGAAATGCTTATTGCGTCTCAGAATGAATATAGAGATGCCTCTCATTCTGCTTTGGCTTTAACAGCACTTAGCCTTCTTGGTGGTACTCTTACAGCTAAGTTTGGGAACAGGCTTTCACCAACAAGAGGTTTTACACCAACTGGCAGTGGTGGGGGAACCTACAAAGCAGCTGGTGCAAACGTATCTCCAGAGCGTTACAGAGAAACTCTCTATGCCACTATGGAAAATGATGCACTAAAGGAAACAGGCATTGGGTTAGAGAAGCTTCCATGGAACCCTGTTCTTCGTATGCTTAAAAGCGATAACGCATTTGTACGCAATCTTGCAGTTGGCATGGTTGACGTTGGGGGTATGATGCAGAAGAAGGTCGATCTTGGTGAGAAGATGGATCAGTCTGTAGAAACTACATTTAGAACTAAATATCTAACGCCTTTACTTAATACAGTTAGAGAATCTGACAGTGCTTATTTGCGTTATCGTGGTGCAACTCCGGCAGACACGGACATATCTCGTTCTATGCAAATGATTAAAATGTCTGCATCTGATCTTTTGAATAGAAGCGGTGGTCATTTAACAGAGACTCAGTTCCGTATTCGTGTAGCAAAAGCTATGCGTAGAGGTGATGTTGATGATGTTGGTGACGCTGCATCTGAATATGTAACTCAAGCAGCACAATCTTATAGAAGAAACTTTAACTTTATTAAGGGTGAAGCTGAGAGAGTGCGTTTGTTTGAAGCGCAAATACTTCGTGAGATACAACGTGTTGGTGAGCAAAGCCCAGAAGGAATCAGGCTACAGCGTAACCTAGAAAAAATTAGAGCAGAAGGCGTTACACCTAATACAGCTGATGGTTATGTCCCTCGTGTTTATCGTATCGACATGATTATGAAGCATCAGTCTGAGTTCTTATCTATTGTCAAAAGGCATGCAATGACAAGAATGGGAATGGATGAGCGTGGTGCAGATACTTTTGCTCAGAATGTTTTAGATACAGTTACAAGAAACAGGCCATTCTATGATGCTGATGAGGTTATTGACTCCCTTGATTGGGTAAAGAACCCATCTGGCGTTCATGCAAGAAGCCTAGAAATACCTGATATTGAAATAGAGAAGTTTCTTGAAAACGATATTGAGGTATTAATGCGTCACCATACCAAGACTATGGGTATGGACATTGAGCTTACAGCTAAATATGGAAGCTCAGACATGAAGCCTGTTATTGATGATATTGTTGCTGATTACGAAAGGCTTATTAATGAAGCCCCTAACGCAGAAAGACGTGCCGCTCTAAGGAAAAACATGGAGCGTGACATTGAAGATATTCGTGGACTGCGTGATAGACTGCGTGGAACATATGGTGCATCAAAAGATCCCCATGCTACTAGCAGTAGATTTATAAGGGTTATGAAGTCATTTAATGTGCTTGCTGGTATGGGAAGCGCAATGATCTCATCTGTTCCTGATGTAGCCAGAACGGTAATGGTAGAAGGTTTTAAGAATACATATGAAGGTGGCTTTAAACAGCTATTTAGGGAGCAAGCTTCTTATGTAAAGAGAATGAGAAGGCGTGAGCTTAATCAAGCTGCGGTTGCTGCCGATGCTGTTCTTGGTCTTAGAGCACATGCAATGAGCGACATTGGTGATATGTTTGGTTCACGTTATGGATTTGAACGTGGATTGAATCAGGCCACTGGTATGTTCTTTTTAATGAATGGTTTGAATTACTGGAACCAAGCACTTAAAGAATTTGCTGGTACAGTCACCATGTTTAGAATGAATAATGCTTTAATGACAACTTGGGAAGCATTATCCAGAGCAGATAAAGAAAAGCTTTTGAAAAATGGTATTGATCGTTCAGATCATTATCGTATTCGTCAACAGATACAGCAGCATGGACGTAGAGTTGATAGAGAGTGGTTTGCTAACACAGACTCTTGGACTGATGCTCAGATGCGTATTCTATACAGAAACGCATTAAATCAAAATGTTGAGCGTATTATTATTACCCCTGGGGCTGGTGACAGAGCTTTATGGACATCAACTGAAATGGGTTCGTTTATAACTCAGTTTAAGTCATATGGTCAGGGGGCAATGGTTCGCATGTTAACATCTGGTTTGCAAGAGCGTGATGGTGCTTTTTGGCAAGGAGCGTTTCTTCTTGTGGGTCTTGCAGCAGCCGTTAATGAGTTCAAGAAAGCTCAGTATGGTATTGATAAAGAAGAATCCTTTGATGAGAAGCTTATCAATGCTGTAGATAGATCAGGAATACTAGGTTGGGCTATGGATGTTAACAACGCTGTAGAGAAAGTGTCAGATTATAAATTAGGTATGAGACCGTTCCTTACAGACCAGCCTCAATATGGCTTACCTGATTCAGCAAAAGCTGGTGCTGTATTAGGGCCAGGGGTGTCTAATGCAATGAATATAAGTAGCATTATGGGTGATGTTGTTACCTTTAATGCAGATCAACAGACATTAGATAACGCTAGGTTTGTAACGCCTACCGGAAACCTGTTCTACCTTGACCCTATTTATGATGGTGTTTTTGGGCAATAGATGTGAATTAACGCAATGAAGCCAACAATGTATAAGAGGATATTATGGCGACAATCCAAATAGCAGACAATGATGCACGAGTGCAATATACGCAAGCTGTAGTTGCAAATACTACTCAGCTTACGATTGATTATCCGTTTTTTAGCTTAGACGATATCAATGTAATTGTTACAAATGCTGCTGGAACAGACACTGTGCTTACCAGAGGTACTGGTACTGGCACTTTTGCTGTTGTCGGTGTTGCTGTGGATGATGGTTTTTCTGGTGGTTACATTACGCTCGGTGATAGCTACTCTGCTGGTACTGATACATTTACTATTTTCCGTGACATACCTGTTGAGCGTACCACTGACTTTCCAACATCAGGCCCATTTAACATCTCATCTTTGAATACAGAGCTGGACAAGATAATTGCTATTGAGCAAGAGCTTGAGACCAAGGTTACTCGTACTTTGCAGCTTGCTGACTCAGATGCGACTGTTGATCTAAAGCTGCCTAACCTCGATACTCGCAAAGGAACGACTCTTGCGTTTAATGCTACAACTGGTGTTCCTGAGGCTGGCCCGACAATATCTGGTGTTAATACTGTAGCTGCTTTGGCTGCTGACATTGCCACACTTGCTGACATCGAAGATGGTACAGTAGCAACTGATGCTATTAGCGATGCTGCTGCTATTGCCTCAGATATTACAACTGTGTCAGGCATTTCAAGCAATGTAAGTGCTGTAGCTGGTAACGCTTCTAACATCAATGCTGTTAACGCTAACTCATCAAACATCAACACAGTGGCTGGCATTAACGCTAACGTGACTACTGTTGCCGGTATTTCTTCAAACGTAACAACGGCTGCTGGTATCTCTGCTGACATTACTGCGGTGGCTGCGGATGCAAGTGACATTGGTACAGTTTCTAGCAATATCTCAAATGTTAATACAGTAGCGGGAATATCTGCTGACGTAAGTACGGTTGCTGCTGATGGTACAGACATTGGCGTTGTAGCTGGTATATCATCAGACGTAACTACAGTCTCAGGTATTTCTTCTAATGTCACAACAGTGGCTGGCATATCAGCAAATGTTACAGCTGTTGCCGGTGATGCAACTGACATTGGAACCGTGGCAACAAACATTGCTAACGTAAACACAGTTGCTGGTATTAGCTCTAATGTAACTACAGTCGCTGGTATTGCCGCCGATGTTACTGCTGCGGCAACTAACGTGTCTGACATTCAAGCTATCTCTACTGCCATTGCAGATGTGATTACAGTGGCTAACGATCTTAATGAGGCTACTTCAGAGATTGACACAGTAGCTAACAGCATTGCTAATGTTGATTTAGTTGGTGGTTCTATTGCTAACGTCAACACTGTTGCTACTAACCTGACAGATATTAATTCTTTTGCTAATACATATTTTATCTCAGCAACAGCACCAGTAAGTCCAACCACAGGTGATTTGTGGTTTGATACAACAGCCAGCACTATGAAGGTTTATGATGGGTCGGGCTTTGTTAATGCTGGATCATCAGTAAATGGTACATCTGCTCGTTACAGTTACACAGCAACAGCAAGCCAAACTAGTTTTGCTGCAACATATGATGCTGGATATGTAGATGTATATCTTAATGGCGTTAAGCTTGTTTCTGGTACAGATTTTACTGCTACTGATGGATCAACGGTTGTTCTTGCAACTGGTGCTGCTCTCAATGACACTGTTGATATTATTGGCTATGGTACTTTCAGCATATCTAGCGCAGTAACATTACCTGATAATGTCAAGGCTACCTTTGGCACTGGTAGTGATATGGAGATTTATCACAATCCATCTTCTAGTGATGTAAATAGAATTGATCTTGATGGAAACATGCTTTCTATTGTTCAAAAAGGCATTAATGGACAACTCCGATTAAAGAACAATTACTCAGCCACTGCTAATACTCATCTTGATTTTTATAACCAATCTAACTGGTTTGGATCTATAGGTTCAAACACAGATAACTCTGTAAGATATTCTGTTTATGATAGTTATGGTGGGCATGACTTTAGAACAAACTCAGGCAATTTTGCGGCTCGAATAGACAACAGCGCCAACTTGCTGGTGGGTACGACTTCTACGCCAAGTACGCTTATTTCCGCAACATCTGGTGGCGGCATTGCTTTAGACCCCAACAGCTTTTCGGCGTGGAACAGGGAAGCGACAGCTTCAAATCACTCACATTTAGTGCTTAATCAAACTGGAGTAGATGCACAGTATTTACAGTTCCGCAAAGACGGCAGCACTGTGGGTAGTATTGGGGTTGATGGTGGTGACAACATATATCTAACAGGTCAATCAGGTAACACTGGCGGTATTTATATGAACGATTCCGCTGTTAGCCCTGCGTATCAAGGTGTTGAAAGAGACAACTATTATAACTTAGGTAAAGCACCCGCACGTTGGAAAGACCTCTACCTATCCGGCGGTGTCTACTTGGGCGGCACTGGTTCGGCTAATTTGCTGGATGACTATGAAGAAGGTACTTGGAATGTTTCGGTTACAGGTCAGTCTACTAATGGTAGCGCAGGAACAGCCGCTGGAACATATACTAAAGTGGGTCGCAAGGTAACTGCATCTGTATACTTCACTTGTGACCAAAGCCCTAGCGGAACTAACGCATTGTTTATTAGTGGCTTGCCATTCGCAGCAACCGTCAATCAAACGGTAAATATTACAATCCATAACTGGGATACATCTGGTGTTACTGGTAATGGAATAGTAACGCCATTTATAGGTATGTCGTTTTATGGCGATTTATATAGTACCGGATTTTATGTTAGAACTACCAGTAATGCC